GATCCGGGCATCGTCACCGTGCCGGAGTACACCACTGACGCGAAGATGTTCAGGGGGAGAATCGCGTCCGTGAGCGTGGACAGACGCTTCTCCATCTGGGCCAGCGAGTAGTTGGACTCGTCCGGCTCTGGGTCGTCGATGAGCAGCAAGTCCGGACGCTGGTCTCCCACCTTCATGCCGAGCGTCGAGCTGTCCATGCCGCGGGCAGCGAGCACGAAACCGTTGGCACGCACCATGAGGTCTACTGTGTCCGACTCGGACTTGCCTCCGTTGCGGCGAGCTGACGCGCACAGCAGGGGGAAGTCATGCTGAAGCAGCCGGTTGGTCTCCAGCTCTCTACGGAACGACGATGCGTGCTGGCGCGCCTGCGTGGTGGTGTCAGCGAAGATCGCAGCGAACTTGATGTGGCCGTGGGCAGCCGCCCACATCGGGAGGATCTTCAACCACCACGTCGACTTGCCCGTCGACCGCGGGGCGAAGAACGCATGCCGATTGGACTGCGGCTCGGAGTGTTCCTCAGTCCAAGACAATGCCAGCCGGGCCCACTCGTGATGGCACTCCGCGAACGAGATCGACCCGTCCTGTCCCGTGATAGCCGGCGCGAGGTACAGCTCTGCGAACAGGACGGGGTTGTACAGCGTGGCGCTACGCCGGACTTTCTGATCCGTCCAGTCGAGCTGTCTCATCCTGTCGCGCATACTCCCGCCTCATCATCGCTTCCCGGGCGAACTCTGCTAGCTCGCGGTCGTACTCAGTGATCTCATGGACCGTGGCGTTGATCTCGATCGGCTTGTCCAAGCCGTGCAACCGGGCCCGACGCTCAAGCAGCTTCAACGCCTGTTCGATCGCCCGAGTATCGCCAATCTGGATCTTGGGCATAAGCGCCTTGAAGAGCATGTCCAGACGCTCATCTTCGATCTTGCGCATCTCCTCCACGCCGGGCAGGACGATCGCACGATTAGCCTCCATAGACCTGTTGCGCACGGTCTCATGATTGATCCCCAACAGCTTGCCTATGGCGCGGTATGAGTGGCCAGCCAAGCGCAGCTCGTGTACCTTCCACGCCTGATCCATGCGCTCTGACTTCTCGTAATGCGGCACGACTCTAGCCTTTCCCGAATGTCTGGTCCTGGATGCATACCAGGGCGTTGCGGTTACCGAGGATGGCCGTGCCTAGCGAGTAGCCCTCGGGGCAGGTCTGACCATCGTTGCCCTTCTCACCGGGCGGTCCTTGGGGGCCTGTGGCGCCGGCGTCCCCCTTGTCGCCCTGTGGTCCCTGTGGGCCGGTAGCTCCGTCCTTGCCGTTGGCTCCATCCTTGCCCGACGATCCCGCGGCGCCGTCCTTGCCATCGGTACCGTCAGATCCGTCCTTGCCGTTGATTCCGTTAGCGCCAGGCTGACCGTTCGAGCCGTCCTTGCCGTTGGTGCCGGGCTCGCCCTTGGCGCCGTTCTTGCCCGCCGGCCCAACGACTGGAGTTGCCCCCAGTCCACGGACCTGGTCAACGAGGGCGTTGCGGGCCTTGTTGGCATCTCTCAGGTCGTCCTGTAGGCCAGTGATGATGAAGATCACAAAGGCTAGTGCAGTGAGGACGGCTATGAAACCGGTCCAGTAGAGAACGGCCAATCGGAGTCGCTCACTGCGCTCCATCATCATCCTCCGGGTATGAGCAGGTAGAGAATCACTGCGATCGCCAGCGGGAAGACAAACGCAGACAGCAGCAGATGACGCGAGGTCTCGCTCTTGCGTTCCAGGTTCTCGATCCTGGTTTCAACTCGAGCCAGATCACGCTGCTGCATATCGTGTTCGATCGTGTACTTCTCCGTTGACACGAGTTCCCCTACCCGCTGGCGGACCGCGTTAAGGTCATGCTGGATCAGGTCCAGTCGATGGATCACGTCACCGATGTCACCCTGGTCCGGCATGACCACCACTATCCTCTCAGACCCGCTTGCTCAGGGAAGCAGAGCCAGTCCCAGTGCGCGTGGCATATGTCGACTTCAGCACGGATAGGGCTGTGCTGGCCCCCGCGGTGACGGCAGCGAGCCACATGGACCGATCGGCGTACTGGGTGAGGACGATGCCACCCACCGCGCCCTCCAGGAATGCCCACGCTGCGCGCTCAAGAACGTCCCTGCTGACGATGCCCATTACGCGATCGTCCAGTTCAGGATCACTCTGGCGTTGGTCACGATCGCGGTGTCGTCCACGTCGTCGAACTGAGCGACCTGAACCTTGAGCATGTGGCCAGCAGTGCTGAGCTTGCCGACCAGGGGAACAGCAAAGAAGGTGCCCCCGTCCGTGCCCACGCCTTCGACGATGGGCCAGGTCTTGACCGCGGCGCCGCTGGCGTCGACCTCAGCGAGGCGAGCCTGCACATCCTGGCCGGGGGTGACGCCGCTGTAGGTGAGGTAGGCGGCTCCGGTGAACCAGCCTTCGAAGCCGCCGAACTTGCTGGAGCCGCTGGCGTGCATCGACGCGCTGTCGTCGTTCTCTGTGGTCCACGTGACGTCGGCCCACGCGGAACCCGTGAGGGTGGCCGTGCCGGCGTAGGACAGATCGAGCATGTACGGACCGCCAGGAGTGGGGCTCACGCTGGTCTTCTCCTTGGGCTTGGTGGTTGTGGTCTTGCCGTAGGTCCCGGCAAGCTGTTTGGCTACGTCGCCACGGAAGACCGCCATGTCGAACGACGGATCGATCTTCTGGTTGGTCCATTCCTTGTGGCCGATGACGGACCTCGCCGACCAGCCGTGGGCTCGGCAGATGGCTGCTGCCCACTTCACCGCGGCGTCGTACTGCGCCTTGGGGTAGGGGTCCTTGTGGTTGCCCAGGTTAGCGATCTCGATGCCATAGAAGTGGGCGTTTCCGTCGACGTCGTTGTGTGTCGGCTTGGGGAGCGCCTTCTCAGCGATGACCGCGGCGAGAACCTTGGAGTCGCCTGAGCCGGCGTGGTTGGCTCTGCCGTTGGCTGCGAGCGTCACCGTGCCAGCCTTGGAGAGGTACGCGTGGGCGAGAGGGCCAGGCAAGTCTGAGCGGCCGTTGTAGACCAGGCTGAGGCCAGCAGAGCTGTCGGCGCCGGCAGTGTGGTGGATAATGACGCCGTTGACGGGGCCCCACGAGCCATGACTGGCCCGGTTGTGGGTACGCCATCCGGCGTGCTCGACGACCTTGATGCCCTCCTTCTTGAGGGCTGCCAGCATCTTGTCTGCGGAGAGGGGTGTGGCCATGATCAGGTTCGTCCCTACCTTGGATTCGTTATCGACTACTGTACGCCACATTGGTATGCAAGGTACGTACTAAGGGTAATGGGCATGAATGAACCCCTGGTCTCGATGAGGCCAGGGGTTGCCGGGTGGATTAGAGATCGATGTAACGACTCCGGGCGTCGTCGAGCGCACGCCAGATCTTGTGCGCCAGCCAGTCGTCAGACTCAAGGGTGCTCAACAGAGCCGGTATGAGCGTTCGTACGGCGTCCTCGGTGTAGGCCAGCCCCTGTGCCTCTTCCAGGGTCGCGTGGCCGCGTTCCTGCTCGCAGACCCGACACCAACCACTATCCCTGAGAAGGTAGCTACGCCAGTATTCGGGGCTGTGTCCGCATTCCATAATCATGTTTTCTCCCCTACTTCTTGCGACTGTTGCCGGCGTTGCCAAGACCGACCAGCATCACGAACCCGAACAGTGCGATCCAGATCATTCTTCCGTCACTTCCAGGTTCGATGCGATGTCCCGGCTGTTCAGTTCATCGAACAGGTCGGTCAGGACCTGCATGCCTTCGTACCCTACGGTCCGGCTGATGCTGGTTCCGCATACCTCGAAAGTCACTGTGTACACCGTGTTCTCCCCTACTTCTTGCATTCCGTACAGCGGACCCACCGATAGAGATGGGTCCTCCATCCCGTGTCCCGGCATCCCCAGCATGTTACAGATGTCTTGTGGCCGGTACAGAGCCTGCGGTCTGGCATGTCCCTACAAGGACGACAGTCCATAGCTCCCCCTAGTTGCTGTGGTGATGGTGTCAACCGGCGTGAGCCCCCGATCACTCATAGTGTCGGGGGCTCACGCCGGTTGATCAGATCTTCGGAAGCTCCTCGATCGAGATGACCGAGTAGTACTTGTTGCCAACGTAGTCTGTGAGCGCCTTGACTGCCTCGTCCTCACTGTTGGCCTGTACCCGGATGTTGCTGCTGATGGGGCTCGACCACTCACGGTACGTGATGTTGAGCGCCGGACGGGCGTCGCGGGCGTCGGTGATGAAGCTGATGCGGGCATTCATTGTGTTCTCCCCTCAGACCACGTAGCGGTTCTGAACGCGGTCCATGGCGTTCTCCAGCGGACCCATCAGGATGCTGCGCTCGCGGCGGAAGTACTGACCTTCCTTGCTGTCCATCAGGAGGAACCGGCCGTCGGGAAGCGGCTTCAGGTTGATGCGGAGCGACCCGATACGGGTCTGGTACTCGTTGCCCGGTTCGGTGGTCCAGATCAGCTTCTTCATTTTCTTCTCCCCTTGGTTGCTGCGATGTCTCTACTATCTCAGTCTGTGGTGATGGTGTCAACCCCATAGGGGCCAACACAGGGGAAGTGATCTTCCGGGTAGTGCCCAGCGCAGTTTGTGCAGTAGTGGGTGGTGGGGTTAACCATGATCCCTCCGGACCTCGATACGTCTTGGATGTACCGTGAACATAACCCCTTCTGGACCCCTCTCCACCCGATCGACGTCTCCCGTCTCACCTGCGTAAACATCCCCAAGAGGGGCTGCCTCTACCGGTGGGGGAGGGGCGGACGAATCGGGCACCTGCTTGTCCACCGCCCGCCAGAGCAGGACCACGCCAGCGCCCCAGATGAGTAGGATGCCGACGGTGTCTGAGACGGCGAAGACGACTGCGAACGCCACGATCACGAGTACCGCGGCGACGCAGCCGCCCTGAACCTCGTCAGACATTCCCGTAGGCCAGTCCGCCGATCCAGTTGGCAGCCGTGGCAAGGGGAACCGCCGCAAAGCCGGCGACACCTGCGGATGTCCCGAGGCAGATGCCGCACCAGACGCCCATCTTCATGTCGTTCCCGTAGTTGCTCTTCTTCATCGCCACGATGATCACTGCGGTGAGAATGAGGACAATGCCTCCACCCTGGTAGGTGAGAGGGATATACGCGGCTGCCGAGGCGTGGTCCTGGGCATTGCCTCCGACACCCCAGACGAGGGCGGCGTCACCGAGCCAGTTAGTAATCCACCGCGCTGCCTTGGCCAACCACCCGATGATGCCACCCACTCCGAGGATAGTGAGGCACCCGTAGGCGCAGGAGGCGAGGAAGGGCGAGAGGGCCTTGAGGTGTCGTAGCGGATACTTCTTGAGCGGCTTCAGGCCCGGCCACCACCGAACGAGCGTGGCGACCAGGATACAAATCCCGATGGTGACGCCGCCCATAGTCACGTAGTTCATTGCGTCCCTAACAGAAGGTCAGTGCCCCCGCGAACAACGCAAGGACGAATACGGTAGTCCCGACGATGACTCGCACGTCCCGAGGGCACAGAACGGCCAGCATCGCCAGGCTGAGAGCGGCCGATGCTGCGAAGAACACCATCATGACAGTTCCCGGCTGTCCTTGTGGACCGCCACGATGCCCATGATTGCCGCTGGGGGCAGCATCAGGTAACGGACGGCCCGACGGAAGAACTCAGCATCGTCCCGGGCATGGCCCAGCATGTCGTTGCAGGGCCTGCACAGCAGCCCCCTGACCCTTCCAGTCTTGTGGTCGTGGTCGACGCTCAGGCGCCGGCTGGCGCCCGTGGCCCGTTCACAGATGAAGCACTTCCCGCCTTGGCACTGGTAGATCCTGGCGTAATCGCCCTCGGCCAGCCCGTACACGTCCTGTACCCGCTTGGCGTGCTGGTCAGTGCTGCGCGCCTTCTTGACCGCATGATGGTGCGTGGCGCAGCGGGGGCCCGGGTAGGGTGCGGCCCTGGTTTGGCTGGGCATGGGCTTGCCCTGGCCTCCAGATGCGGACCATTCAGCCCATTCAGCCGCGCAGTCTTTGCATGTCTTCATCGTCTACTCCCCGTGACGTCTAGTTGTGGTGATCTGACAAACCGAAGGGGGTCCCTGTTGTAGGGACCCCACAATCGACTCTAGCCCAGCACGCCAATCTCAATGATCTTTGCAAGGCCCTGGTGGTACCCACCGTCGGCGAGGACTGCCTGGGTCAGGATCGAGCCGGACCTGATCCAGATGATCTTCTGGCTCTTGGTGAACCCCGGGGTGGCTTTGGTCTTGGCTTCATCCAAGTCTGTGAAGACTCCCACGACCTCGTCACCAACCAATGTCACGTAGGACTTGGCGCTCCCCCGAGGAGCGGGGACGGTTCCAGGCATCAACATGTTCCCGCGCACTTCGGTACGACCACTTGCCTGCGCGTTGCCGAACACCCACGCGTTACCGAACACCCGCGCGTTGCCGGCAACCCGTGCGTTGCCGTACACATGAGCGTTGCCGGCAACCCGTGCATTGCCGTACGCCCGAGCGTTGCCGTACACCCACGCGCCATCGGACACCAACGCGTTGCCGTACACCTGTGCGTTGCCGTACACCTGAACGTTGCCGTACACCCACGCGTTGCCGAACACACACGCGTCGTCGTACACCCAAGTGTCGCCAAATACCCACGCGTTGCCGCACACCTGTGCGTTGCCGCACACCTGTGCGTTGCCGCACACCTGTGCGTCGTCGGACACCCGAGCGTTGCCGTACACCTGTGCGTTGCCGTACACCTGTG